TGCCCAAGCGGTGCGCCCTTGATGGTGTAGGAATACGCGGGGACGGACGCCAAATCCTGTATGCCGCCGCTGAAAACGTTGTACGAAACCAGCTTGACCCAAACAGTCCGACCAATCCAGTTACGCGGGACGGCATACTTGAACAACGTATCGTCAACACGCGCGAACTTACTGCCCGCCGCATGGCTGTCAATAGCAGAGCCATACGCGCCGCGTGTCAGGTTGCCCAGTGTGTAACGACCCACGCCTTTTAATTCTGCGTTTGCGTATACCAAAAACTCGCCGTCAACGTAGCACAATGTCAGCAAATCGCGGCTATCCTGCTCCGTGCCGCCCGTCATTTGACCCGCGGAAATTTCCACGCTTAGGGTGTTGGTACGGTCGAAAACCGCACCATTCGGCAAAGCAGCCGTCAGCGATCCGAAACGCGCTTTGTGATTGACCGCGCCGACGCGGGTATAGCTGTCGCCGTCGGTGGATACCCACACTTCAGCACCGCCCCACATATCGCCGCCCGCCGTTGCCATCCAAATTTGCGGCTCGCCGCCTGTCAGTTGTAACGGGGCTTCGAAGATAACGGGCGCATGGGCATTACCCGGCGACACGTTGTAGTCAGCCGAGTAACCCAAAGATGGCTGCGTCGGATATTCAGATACGGTGTGGACACCTACGGGGTAGTCTTCTGCCTTGACGGAAAGCACACCCTCTTCATCCTCTTCAATTTCCGTGATTCGGACGGGCGTTTTATTCAAACCAAGCCCTGCGTCTGTCAGGGTTACGATGTCCATCGGTTCAAGCAGGCAGTATTTCCATCCCAGCTTAAACTCATATTCATTACGGACGTACAGGGCGCGCTGCAACAGTTGTTGCGCTACTTTTTGGGCTACCTTGCCATCACAAATGCCGTGCATCTTGACCGCTTCTTTCGGGCGCAATCCGTACTGTTCGATGTTCGCCTGGTCTTTCACTTCGGCGATGGCGACGTTGTAGTCATTATCGCGGTCGAGGTACTCAACTTGAATCTGATTAAACGCATCGGCATTGGTTTTGCGCTCAACGTTTACAGGGTCTTCCGCGCCTGAGACGATAAAATCGTCATCGGTCAGGTCGTAGATAGCTTTGTTGTCGGCAACATATGCCGCGCCGTTGCCTGAATAATTGCCGTCGCCGTAAGGGACGATTTTCAGACGACCTTGCGAAAACACCGCCGCACTATTGGTCTGCTCCAGCAGTTCGGAAATGTTCCGTTGCGCCTCGCCCTGTTCCGTGTAGGCGGGACTTAGGAAAATACCGACCGCACGGCAATAATTGCTGTATCGGTCGGTGTCGCCAATGCTGTCAACGGGGAATCCGCAGCCGTAGCGTTGGTTTGTCAGCAGGTCTCGGATAATATCGCGCGGGTTTGCGTCAGGGATATTGCCCGAATAACCCAGTTTCCCGATAACCTCAAAATTGTGCTGATAAATCTGCGCGGATTTCGTCAGTTCATAGTTTGGGCTGCACAGGTAGGCGGTACCTGAGTAGTTCAAGGCTTGGTTTTGGTGCTTCGCCTGCGCCAAATGCGTCCACAACGGCTGTTCGTCGCCACCGCGCATAAGCGTCAGGCGCAGTTGTGCCAGCGAATCGAACTTTTCCTTATCACGCCAAATACGACCAACGCCTTGAATTTCGCCTTCGCACAATGCAAGCATGACGGCGGCTTCGTAGGTGTAAGTAATATCGACTTGCTTCACACCGCCACCACCTTTGCCGCCTTGCTGCGTCGTGGTTTTGTTTTCTATGGTGACAAAGTCGCCGTACCAAATCAGATTCCCGGCTACACGGGTTCTGCCGTAGATGACAGGCAGGGTAAGCCCTTGCGACGACTGTTGTACCTGTAACGATAAAATCCGCTCTTCCGCTGACGTGATGGTTGACGACTTCCCGCCCATAGAACACCTCTAAAAAATTAATCTACCAAATGCGCCTCGTACCACAAACCAAGCAAAGAGCCTGCGTAGTTGGTTGCAATATCGAAACCTGTTTCTGTTGCGTTTGCCTGATAGGTCAGTCGCGCCTGTACGGTTACCAGGTCCAAAGTGACTTTGACAAACGGCTTTTTGCTAAACGGCTTTTTGAACTTGACCGTCATAAATTCATTATTTGCAGGATTAGTTAAAAATTCAGAACGCGCGACATACGCCGCTTGATACTCTTTGCGTGTATCTGCGATTTCATCCACACGGGCAACGACTTTTTCAAGCTGCTTGCGTAAATCGCTGTCGTCATACGCCGACCCGCTTTTTGGCAGTTTTTCAAGCTGTTTTTTGATGGCTTCTAATTCTTGCTTTATCTCAGCGTCGTTGTATGGTGCGCCGCTCGGCAAGGCTGCCAATGCCTGTTTGATTCGTGCCAATTCCTGTTTGACGGCTGTGTCGTCATAACTGCCACCGCCGCTACCGCCACTGTAGTCACCGCCAAGCCCATAGGCTGATACTTCAATGTTCATTCAGTACCTCCAAAGTAAAAAATTTCACATCACGCCCCGAAAGTTCGGGCTGGTCGATGTCGTCTAAAACCACACCGCGCCCGATGTAGCTGTGAATAATTTTGTTGTCGCCCACCAAAATGGCGGAATGGCTGAACGTGCGCCCGAACTTCCACATAGCGATGTCGCCGGGCTTCAGGTCGTCCGTCTCTTTGAAAAACTTGGCGATAACCTCCAAATACCGCTCTGTGTCGCGGTGCAGATGCCAGTCGCGGGAATATTTGGGCGGCGTGAAGTCATCGGGAATGATGCCGACCGCGCCGTAAACTCCGACAAGCAGCATGGCGCAATCCACGCCCGCGCCCTTGACCATTGCGAAGTGATGATAGGGTGTGCCAAGCCATGACCGCGCTTCTTCGATAATCTGTTCTCTTAAATCCATTTCAGACAACCTCTAAACCACCGTGTCGGCGGACGGGATATACGGGAATCCGCGAAAATGCACGACGTTGTCGAATTTGTTTTTGCAGGTATCCTGACGCTTGTTGCAACCGGGATAAACCTTAAACACATCGCCAGCTTGCGGCGGGTAGGGCAGGCGCAAGGCAAATTCAAACGTATTGCCGTTATGCGCCTTAACCGTCCTGCTCAAGCCTGCGTTTCGACCGCTCGTAAACTTAATCACGCCCTGCGAAAACCACCCGTCAGGCTGCGTCAGGTTGTGTTTCAGTACAGTTCCCGTTTGGCTGTTTTCCGTTACGCGGCCGTCCACTGTGAATTTTTCGCGGTTGACCTTGCAACCCTCGTCATAGAGCGTTCTCATACAGCCCGCCTGATAGATGTTGCGCGGGCTGGAAACGTTCAAAAGCTCAATGTCGGATTTCACGTCAACCTTTACAGATGACCTACTGCCCGATACGTCCGACACGCGCCCCGAAAAGATATTCACAGCACCGACGGGGCGAAGTTCGGCAAGAGAGCCGTTAACATCGGCAACCGACCGCAAATCAACGCCTGAAATCCTGATAGAATCGGACGTTTGGTATCGTGCCTGTATAATCAGGCTGCGTATTTCCTTGACCGTTTTGCCATCGGGGATTGTGTGTTTGAATGAAATCCGCTCGTTCAGTGTTTTCTTAGCACCGTTGACCGCATCTTCATACCAGCAGCCGAAATAGCCGACGGAATTGGCAGTTGAGGCTCCAGACAACC